ATATTCTGGTGCTCAAATAGCTAATATGATTTTAAATAATTGCAGAGATGGAACTTACTATTTAAGTAATGAAACTATAAATATAAATGTTTGGGAAATTTTTGAAATTCCTTAAGATATTGAAAACAGATGATGAATTAGTCAATGATTCTGATAGGGAAGAATTACTGCAGGTGCCCACTGATGAAGATTTTTTTAATAAAGACTTATCAACATATTTTAAGACAGATAAAGTAAATCCTGAAACTGGATCAATTGGACATAAGATAATCCAATTACCTAGTTTTGAAAACTTATTCCGTAACTTATCATCTGCAGTTGATTCAACGAAAGAGTTAATGCACATTGATGATATTCGTAAAGATGAAAAAGCAAGACAAGTATTTGAAGTTGTAAGTAAGACCTTTAATGCTCTTCGTCACTTTTTAAGAACTGAATATCCAGGTCAATATGCTATGATGAAACAAAGACGTTCAATGAACGAAAATAAATCATTAGCAGAATTAATTAAAGAAGAAGAACCAAAGGAAGAACCAGTAAAGAAGCCTGAAGAAAAAACAGACGAAAAGCCTCTAGAAAAAGCAGGTGAAGAAACTGTATTAGAAACAGCTACAGATAAGATGTTAGGTAAGTTTCCTAGTCTCAAACAAGCTGTAGAATCTTTACTTACTAACCAATACGGAGAATTCGTTGAAGAGATTTTATGGGTAGCACCTCGTCCTTCTACATTTAGAGTTGAGCTAAAAAACAAACAAAACTTTATCTTAAAATGGACAGGAAAAGGCTTTGAAGCACAAATTCAAGGTAAACGTTACTACATTAACAAATTAGCAGATTTCGAGCAAGCTTTAGATAAATTAAACGAACTTCTTAAATACGGACCTAACACAGGCGGCGAACCAGGTGAAGGTGGAGAAGATGATGGATCATCAAGCTCTTCAGGCGGATCCGGTGGAGGAGGAGATTTTCCAGGCGGTGAAGGTGGAGGAGCAGAAGAAGAACCAGCACCGGAAGATGATGCAGCAGCTCCAGCAGCAGACTTAGGAGGAGAAGACGTAGAATTTCAAGAACCAGCAGAAGAGCCAAAATAATGAATTTAGTAGAAAAGATAATACTAGAGTGGTCATATAGATGTGAGAAAGGATATCCTGATTTAACTAACGAAAAGGATATGGATCTATTTGAATCCTTATTTGGATTTAGATTAGATGAAGGAGTTCTTAAATGGAACGACTTTAGTGACGCAAGTAGAAAGTACCCTAGATTACAGGTTATTGACAATAAGATAGAGAACAAGGCTCCTTTTGAATTTAAAGATGGCAGCCAAAGTACTCTAACATATGCTGATGATTCTTACGCAGCACTCTTTCATTCAATGGAAGTAGAAGCAATTAAAAAAATAGGAGGTACTAGAATAAATCAATTCCCTTTCTTTAAAGATAGTGAAGGAAATGATGTTAGTTTTAGTGCTTTACAGAAGACAAAAGAATTTGGAGGCTCAGGAGGAAGTAAGATTGAAACAACAGAAAGACAAGAGCACGGTATTATAGATGCTATTAATGCAGTACCAGGTGTAAAGACTTTAAAAGGTACTAATGGTATTGAAATTACAGGAGTACAGACAGCAGAGAAGGTAGATGGGTTGAATCAATTTAACACAGAGCCTTACGCAGATGTTATACTAAAAGTAAAAGGACAGGATGTAAAGGTGTCCGCTAAAGGAAATCAAGCACCTACCTTAGCAGGCGGAGGAATCAAAGGAATGACAGCAATGTCATCGACTAATTCAGATATAAGAGACTGGTTAACAGACTTCTATGAAGATGCATATCAGTTTTACCAAGACAGGGTTGAGGCAAATAATCTAGAAGGAGTAAACTTAGCAGGTAATAAACAAATACCTGATGTTTCTAGAAAAATACCTGCAGAACTTATAAAAACAATTATTCAAGGTACTATACCAATGGGAGGCCCTATTGACTACTATTACCAAGGAGATATGGAAGTTAAGTTTGAAATAGAAGGAAACACAGTTCATTTTAAGAACGGAAAGTTTGTACCTGTTGATACATTTATAGAAGAACACGGTGGTAGTTTATATGCTCACATAAGAAAAAGAGATGGTGACTTCTTCTTTACAAACTCTCAACAAGACATTAACGGTGTAATACTCCGTCGTATATTTACGAAAAAAGAAGGAAGTAACTCAACTCAATCTAGATTCGGAACTTTAGATAAGATTCGCGGGATTGAGATATAATTAATTAGTTATGTCGCAAGATATTAAAAACATTATAGCACAAGAGTATATCAAATGTGCTAAAGATCCAGCGTACTTCATGAGGAAGTATTGCTATATACAACACCCTACAAGGGGTAGAATTCTCTTCAACTTATACCCGTTTCAAGAGAAAGTACTACATTTATTTAGAGATAATCAATTCCTCATTACTTTAAAGTCTAGACAGCTTGGTATATCTACCTTAGCAGCCGGCTACTCTTTATGGTTGATGATCTTTCATAAAGATAAGAACGTATTAGCCCTTGCAACTACACAAGCAACTGCAAGAAACTTAGTTTCTAAGGTACAATTTATGTACGAGCAGTTACCGAAGTGGTTACGTCTACACGCAGTAGAGAAGAATAAACTATCACTAAGATTAAAGAACGGTTCAAAGATACAAGCAAAATCAAGTAACTCTGATGCTGCTCGTTCGGAAGCGGTATCTTTACTTTTAATAGATGAGGCCGCCTTTATTGATAACATTGAAGAAACCTTTACAGCAGCACAACAAACGTTAGCTACCGGAGGGCAATGTATGGCTTTATCAACTCCAAACGGTATTGGTAACTGGTTTCACTCTACGTATGCTAAAGCAGAAACTGGTGAAAATTCATTCGTACCCATCAAACTACCCTGGACTGTCCATCCTGAAAGAAATCAGACATGGAGAGATATGCAGGATAGAGATTTAGGTCCGAGGATGGCAGCACAGGAGTGTGATTGTGACTTCTTATCATCAGGTGAAACAGTATTCGAACCAGAAGATTTAATATTTTATGAAGAAACTTATCAGAAAGATCCAACAGAGAAAAGAGGAGTTGACGGTAATTTATGGGTATGGGAAAGCCCTGATTACTCAAAATCATATATGGTTACAGCCGACGTATCTAGAGGTGACTCTACTGACTATTCTACGTTTCACGTAATGGATATAGAAAGTTGTGTTCAGGTAGCAGAGTACAAAGGAAAGTTATCTCCAAAGGAATTTGGAAATGTCCTTGTAGGAATTGCTTCTGAGTATAACGATGCTTTATTAGTAGTAGAAAACGCAAATATCGGGTGGTCTACTATAGAACAGATATTAGAGAGAGAATATAAGAACATGTACTACAGTTCAACATCTAACCAAGATACAGTTGAATCGTATATGTCCAAGTACGAAAGAGAAAAACTAGTTCCCGGCTTTACAATGTCAATGAAAACCCGTCCATTAGTGGTTGCAAAGATGACTGAGTATATTAGGGAAAAAGCAGTTACAATCCAATCTAAAAGGTTATTACAAGAGATGCGAGTATTTGTATGGAAGAATGGAAAAGCTCAAGCACAGGTAAATTATAATGATGATTTAGTAATGGCCTTCGCAACCTCACTGTATGTAAGAGATACTGCATTAAGGTTAAGACAACAAGGTCTAGACTTAGCAAGAGCTCAGCTTTCCTCTTTTGGAAACCTTAATGCAAAAAACCAAGCTGTTATATCAACAGTTGGATCCCACCGAAATAATCCGTATCTTATAGACATGGGTGGCCAGCAGAAAGAAGATATTAGCTGGTTATTTTAAACGAATCTATTTATAACTAAAGACATTTTAATTAAATGGCAGATAAAGGCTTATTTAGTAGATTACAGCGACTCTTTGCTACAGACGTTATTATACGTAATGTAGGTGGTGATGAGTTAAAAGTAGTCGATCCTAATCAAATACAGACAACTGGTAAATACCAGACGAACTCTCTTATAGACAGGTTTAGTAGATTATATATCTATAACAATAGAAATATATTTAATCCTAATCTAAACTTTCAGACTTTAAGAATACAATTATACTCTGACTATGAAGCAATGGATACAGATCCTATTTTAGCTTCTGCATTAGATATTATAGCCGATGAAGCAACAGTAAAAAACGACTTTGGCGAAGTTTTAGCTATTAGATCTTCTGACGAGAATATACAACGAGTTTTATATAACCTATTCTACGATGTACTTAATATCGAATTTAACTTATGGTCATGGACTCGTAATATGGTTAAGTACGGAGACTTCTTTTTGAAGTTAGAGATTGCAGACGGTTTAGGAGTTTATAATATACTACCTTATACAGTTTACCATATTTCTCGACATGAAGGAGAAGATCTTGAAAACCCAACTAAAGTAACCTTTCAAATCGATTTAGACGGATTAGCTACTTCACAGAGCCCTAACTACACTCCTAATACAAATAAGAAAGTCATTAAGTTAGATAACTATGAAATGGCTCACTT